CAGCACGTACTAGATTGGACACAAACTTATCGTTCCAGTCTAGTTCAAAAGCACCGTTTTGCATATTCTCAGGATCAACATCCATACTGAGCATATTTACATAAGGTTCGCCCTTTTCTGTGGCGAGTTCCTTTTCGGTCTTTTCTACCTTTTTGGGCCGAGGTTCTGCTTTAACTTCTGGTTTTTTCTTTTTTAGAAAGCGATCAAATAAGCCCATAATATTTCCTTGTTTAAATTCTAGTATTACCATAGTGTACTACATTAATACCCGGCATGTCAACGGGTAGTTTACGCCATGGATCAATAATAACCGATCCTGGCAAAATTGCACAGTATGGTTGTGTATCTAATTGGTCGCCGGTATATTCATAGGTAATTTTACGATTGTGCGCCCACAAAAATACCGCAGGCGTATCTACCGTGGTAACTACATTCTCTTGGTTGTCTGCCAATGGATCGACATAGCTAACTGTATGTCCAGCTTCTTTGACATAGAACCCAACCAGGGTACTGTAACTACCGATGCAATATTCAACATCTGGTTTATATGCCTTGCCGTGGATTACAATTGGTAAATTAGATTTGACAGCTTCTGCAACCAAAAATTCAGCTAGATTCTTCGCTTGAATTTCTCTGGCATGCATAACTGTATCAAACAAGTCGTAACCAATGTCGTATTCTGCGGCCAACCAACGTAGAGCAATGTTGTCGCGTGGATGGCAAGCACCAGCATCGCCCATACCTGCTGTCATATATTTAGGTCCCATGATACGCATTGTGCTCTTAGACAATGCATCTGTGACCACGTCAACATTGATGTTACCGATCTTAAGTGCAAAGTCTTGAATCATATTAACGAGACCAACTTTGGCACTGATAAATGTATTGTAGAAAATCTTAATAGCTTCGCACTCGTCCCAGGTACCAACTTCATAGCGGGGATTGTTCTGCATGATAGTTTCATATAATTCTTTGAGTTCACCTGCGACACCAGTTAAACTACCATCCGCTGTGCCCAACATAATCATTTCTGGATTAACCATATCCCACTTAACCGAACCCATGGCAATCAAATAAGGATTGTAAACAAATTGATGTTTTGGATCTAACAATGGTATAAATTTCTTACGAGTGGTGCCTGGTAATACTGTACTAATTAGTACTACTTTCTTGGGTGTTGTTGCGTATCGGTTTACATTGTTAATAGCATCAATAACAGCATCGTGCCCAAAGTCCTTTGGAGTCATATGGCTTGATGGAACGCTACCATCGTAGCCTTCTTGATGTGGAGTAGGAACGGCAATAAAAATCCATTCGCTTTCGTTGACTAATTCTTCAATGCTACATACATTTACTGTGTCGCTAGTACGTGGGTAAATGTCGTAACCGCGAACTTCGTGTTTTTCAGCAAATACTTCGGCACAATCTAATCCTAGCTTGCCAATTCCTACGAATCCGATACGTTTCATTTTTGTCCTTGAGATAATATTGAGTCCTACGACACTAATTTATCTGGTTTTATATCCGGCCTTAAGATTTTTTAAACACAGGAATAGGATTCATCTTGTGTAAACTGCGAGCTTGTATAGTACGGAACTTTTCCAAGTTAGCTACTAGTTCAGGCACAGTAGATTGAAATTCGCCTAGGTCCATTCGCATAGCAACTTCTAAATCAGCATAAGGCATACCCAGTTGATCTTCGTCGGTGCGTCCGTCATCCCATAGTCCATCTGTGGGAGCAGCATTGATAATATCATCTAGAATTCCTAACTCTCGTCCCATTTGCCATACTTCGGTTTTGTAACAATCGGCAATAGGACTAATATCCACGCCACCATCACCGTACTTGGTATAAAATCCTACACCAAAATCTTCTACCTTGTTGCCTGTGCCTACTACAAGTCCACCTACGCTTTGAGCAATTTGATACAAGGTAACCATTCGTAGTCGACTACGACTGTTAGCTAACCCTAATAAATTTGGATAGGTAGACAAGCGACGTTCAAACTCGTCAAATGTAGAAGTCAAATCAATAATATCATGACGAACATTGTCAAAGTTCTCAGCTAACCAAGCACCCTGGCGCATACTATGATCGTGTAAGTCTGGACGTTGACGAATAGGCATAGTAACAGCAAAGACATTTAATCCTGTGCGGGCGCACAATGCACTAACTACAGCACTATCAATCCCACCACTAATGCCTACCACTAATGATTTCATATTAGCTGTATGGGCATAGTTTTTAATCCATGCTGTAATTTGATCTTGCAACGTCATTTTAATAACCTTTTAATTTCAGCATTAACATCTCTTTACGATTGTACCAACGGTACCATATAGCAGGATCGCCCGGGCCAGTAATAACAAATATGGCACGATATGCTTGTGTTAACCACACCCACTGCCCACTGGCATGACATCGACGTGGCCATAAACACCATTTGAGATTAAGCAAAGCTCTTTCTAAAAAACGTTTGTGGCTGTATTGGTCTGGCATAGACAGTTCTGGTATTGGCATACTATTGTATAATCCGTCGGGCCACATTATGTCCCCCAACTATTTCCGAACAGGTTTAGGTGTAATCGTGGGCTATAATAATATCCCCGATCCATTGCTATTTTAGCAACATTAAATTCATTTTTATCATATATTGGAGTTGTTCCTCCGACGGGCATAAGATAGACCACACCGGCGAACCCGCCTGCACGGAAAGCATCCACGGCCCGAACTGCTTCGTTAACGTGATCTTGTGTTTCGACTACAAACTTGAGATATGTTGTTCCATAGTTTTGATATTCGGCAACAATCTCTGGCTTAATAGCATCTTCCCATGTTTCACCACTGGCACTTAATTTAGCACTAACACTAAATGTAACCTCGCTAGGTTTACCTGCACCATTAACCTGCCAGTCCATTAAAAACTGTTTAAAATCATCATGTAGTGGTTGAGTACCGTTTGTTTCAAATGTAATATTCTTTAAGTCTGACATCCTTGGATGACTTAGTAATTCTTTATAAGCACGTTGCCAACCTAGCAATGGCTCGCCACCGGTGATAACCAAGTGTACATCATTGCCGTTGTTCTGTACCCAATGTTTGTTAGGAGTCAATGCTAATATTTGATCTACTAGATCTTCTGTGGTTGATTTTTTTGCAAACTTTTTAAACTCTGGATATACTGTAGAATAACTATCACACCCAGTGGTCACCAATGGTAAATCTTCAAATTTGTTATACATGTGCATAACTTCAATTATGTCTGCAACTTCAGGATTAGTCCCAACAATAGGAGTTGGACAACCAAATGAGTTACACCGAAAGTTGCAACCAAATGTCCTTAAGAATACCGACGGAACGCCAACAAATCTTCCTTCGCCCTGCAGACTGTAAAATAATTCTGTGTAATGTATATTAGCCACAATTTTTCCTTAACTTAATAATACCAATTTTTTTAAATGATTCGCTAACTTTAATTTTCATTGTTTAACCTTTATTGGAACACCTTTATATGAATAATGATTGGTTCCATCGTTTTGTGCGGTTCTATCAAAATTGCTGTAATATGTATTAAGTTCGTTACTGTCTAATTCAAAATAATCAATAGGTTTTTTGCTATCACGGATAGCATCTGCCATTTGTTCTAAAAGTGTAGGTTCTCTATAATGTATTTTCATTTCCAAAATTCCTCCCAGGGGAAACAAATCCAGACATCTTCTTCAGCTTTATTTAGGCCGACAGCTGAATAACTAACATTTAATTCGCTAGCACTAGATTCGTTATCTACGAGTACAGCAACACGAACATTATTTCCCCATACATGATCCCACCGGCTGTCAACTGGCATACAACTACTCATCCAATCTTGTTTAATCCAGTTTAGTGTAGCACCTGAATCATTGATATCATCTACAATAAGGATCTTCTTACGACCATCGTTGGAACACATTGGATCAAAAACTTCGTAGCCGTATGCATCCTCGGCCATCCATAGGTTTGATTCAGGTTCACCACCGTCACGTAGACTTACTTTAAGTGTTTCCATTGGAACTTCTAAGTATTGACTAATAAGGTTAGCTGGAACCAATCCGCCGCGGGTAAGTCCAACAACATAATCGGGCATCCATGCATCACGTTGTAGTTGACGTAGGATTTCTTGGGTCTGACGCTCAACATCTTGCCAGGTATAATATACTTTTTTCATATTATTATTATACACTTACTATGATAGCATGTCAAGGATAATGAGAGATATCCAGGGTTTTTGTTGCTCTAGGATTTACCGGAATAGCAGGAATACCCAATTGGTCGTTAATTGATTGCATAAGATTTAGTTTAGCATCAGCATTACGACTACCGTGCCAGTGAACAATATTAGCATCTTCTAAACGGCAACCATTCCAGTTGTCAGTAAATTGTTTGGTACGTTCGTCTCCGGGTAACCAGGGACCTTGGTAAGCCATTGTTGGATCGATTACCTGATCCAGAGTAAGTCCTTGCGACCAAACCATGCGATTGTATAGCTTTTGATCATTGTTCCATTCTGTAGCTTCTGCAACATCTGTTAGTGCTTGCTCAAACATTGCACGATCCATTTCGGCAGGATAGTAACGTATGTCAGCATTTAGGAAATGCGAGTACTCATCAAGATTCTTTGGATCTGTGTAGTTAAACAATAAGAAATGTTTATACCGACCAAATACTTCCACTGGTTTAATAACTTGTACATCGCTACCGCAATAATAAATGTTGCAAGGCTCGCTTGACCAAATATCCCAAATAGCACGGAATTGCTGACGGAACACATGGTTAACATCTGTAGCCGTTGATTCTAGTTTGATATATTCCCAGTCGCCTAGTAAGTTTTGAAAGAAGCTGGCTTCACTTAACTTGGCCATCTTTTCATAATAGTAGTATAAGTCGCCTTCGTCGGCACGGTCGCGTCCAGGCCACCACTGTGTACTATCGATACGATGTAGACCTTTAACTAGATAATTCTTCACAGAACTTCTACTTCCGGAAAGTATTTTACAAAATGATCATTAGGATTAGATCTAACTGATTGAATCTTTGACTTGATTTCTTTAAAGAAATTCCATGCCAGAGGAACAAATAATAACCGAGCATCTTCGCCTTGCTTCTGAAGATAATCAATACTAACAATAGGCACACTAGTTCCAGGTGTAAATTTTCCTTGTTTAAGTGGATTGTCATCTACAATAACATCCAATTGGATGTCGGCAAAATTTAGTAATGTATTACCTTTGGCAGCCGCACCATATCCGACTAACGTGAATCCTTGTCGGCGATGCTGATTGATTGTGGAAATTAATTGATTTACATTTTTGTAAACAGTCTCGGACCAACGATCATATGTGTTGATGTTTAGTAATCCGTTGGCTTCTTCAAGGTCTAAGATATTTTGAACACGATGCTGATTGGCTGATCGCTTGCTTAACACAAATATGTAACTATTGCCATGTATGGGAGTTTTAATAACATCGACTAGATTAAGCCCAACACGCCGTGCCAGTTCATTCATGCTGTTGGCATTAAAGAAGTTTACATGCTCGTGATAGATAGTGTCAAACTCGTTGTGTAAAACCATGTCAGCTTGGCTAGTTTGTATAAACAACACAGTATCGTCAGACATTAGTTCACTACAAGTTTTAACAAATCCGTATGGATCCGGATTATGAGCGCATACATTTTGTGCCACAATAATATCGTAGTCAACTTTGTTTAACTCGTTTACCGCCGCAGGCCCAAAGAAATCGCAAACTACATTATGATTTTTATTGCTTCGGGAGTGTAAATTTTCTGCAGGATCAATGCCATACGTATCAACCCCCAAAGCCTTAAAATAATCAAGTTGTGTACCATCATTACAGCCGATGTCTAATACAGTTTTGGCTGTTGTGCAAGATTCTAAACAAAAATCTGCAAACCACTTAGAATAGTCTTTGATAGTTCGATTTGTTCCTGTGGCATACAAATAATTTTTATAGATAATTTCAGGATCTACTGTATGACTTAACTGCAAATGAAAACAATTATGACAGAGACGTACACCCAACGGATAACGAGATTCGTGTTCGTCTATAGACTCCTTATAACTATTAGCCAACGGCTGTGTGCCTAGGTCTAATGCAGTGTGAATATCATCTGATCCACAGGCTAAACACTTATTATTTTCTTTTACATAACTCATATCTTTAACCAGCGATCGTTCTTTAAGGTCCAAGTAACCATTTGTTCAATTCTAGTATCAAAACTATACTTGGGTTCCCAGCCTAGCTTTTTCATGTACTCGCCGCTGAGAGCATAACGGAAATCGTGTCCTGGGCGTTGTGTATCGTAGCCAACCATGGTGTACTTGAGTTCTTGTCCTAATACATCGGCAATCTTTTGTGCTACGTCAAAGTTTGAAACTTCTTGCTGTCCTACAATGTTAAACTTAGGACATGTGGCACCACCAAAGTCACTAGCGAGAGGAAAGCCTTTGTGTGGTAACGCCATGATAAACATAGTAGCATCTGCAACATCTGCGGCATGCACCCAATGACGAAGGCCACTTTGTGTACCTGTTTCTTCATCGCAGTGGATGGTAACTTCCTCTCCAGCCAAGATCTTACGCATAGCAATACCAATAAACTTCTCCGGTAGTTGGCGCTCACCAAACACATTCATGGTGTGTGTACAGTAGACGGGCATGCCAAACGTATTTTCGTAAGCCACGCATAGTTCCTCTGCGCCGGCTTTGGTGGCCGAGTACGGACTACGACTATTGTAACGATCGTATTCTTTATATTCTACACCTTCTGGCGCAGAACCAAAGACTTCGTCTGTGCCAAAGTTAATAAACTTTGCTAGGTCGGGCAAATATCTACGAGCATAGTCTAACAAATTACAAGTACCGACCACGTTGTCTTGTACAAACAACATAGGATTTTCGATACTACGAGTTACATGGCTGCCTGCAGCCATGTGAATAATATAGTCGACATGACCGATTTGTTTTGCCAACTGTGGATTAATTTCTGCACGTAGGTCATGAAAAATCACACGTAATCGACTCATTGCGTCAGATCCAAACTCCTGGCTTAACTCGGACAATCGATTTAAATTGCCAGAGAAATCCAGCCGATCCATCGAGATAATACTGTATTCTTCATGCTTGAGTAGTCGACGAATCATGTGATGACCAATGAACCCAGCACCCCCAGTTACTAGTACAGTTTTTTTCATGGTGTACTCGCTGGAACGGCCACTTGAAACTGTCGCATCTGCCCATTTATATCATTGTTGCGTAGATTTTCCCACGGGTCTTGTTTGTTATCTTTAGCCCGACACCAAAAACTATTATCCACACCTATACTACCTAAGTACTCATTGAGTTTATCGCATTCCGCCATACGCAGGTATATCATATCTGGATGATGAAAGTCTCTAGGATTACTTGGATTTCCCTCTAGTAACTCTCGTTGCTGGTAGGTGGCGTCTCGATTATTACCAGTAAGGTCTGCACGATCATGCAATACATTAACCTCAATCCGTTCCCAAATACCAACGCAATAGGCATTTTGACTAAGCCAAGCATCGTTCATGCTGTGCAAACTTAGATGACCAATTACATCTAACCATGCTCGCGGAACAATAGGGAATATACTGTAAGGATGGTCATTGTGTGTATGAACAGCCAGGAGTTTAAACTCACCGGTATATTTTTCTATTTCGGTGTCCCAACCTTGTGTTTCCATTACAGCATCGTCATTCCAGAAGAACATCCAATCTGCTGAACTATTTTTAGCCAGGGTGTTTACATAGTCATGTAATTGACTATATCCCATTGGTTCAAAAGACATGGCTGTATAATGAACACCCATATCATCTAATTTAGGTTGTATTTCATCTTGGAAATGAGTAATGCCCACAGCATCATCGGTATCGAGTCCTAATAAGACCTGTATACTGTCCAGGTCATTGGCTTTTTCTAATAGGCCTATTAGACTGCGGGTTAGTGTTGTTGTGCGGCCACGAGTAGGCAACAATATGGCTATTTTATATTCGTTTGTCATTGTGGAAATATTTATATGCGTATATTACTATGCAAATAAGTCTTCGTCCCAACATCTATGCCCCTCTCTAAAAGCCATATTTGATTGTGTTTCGCGAACTTCAACTCTGTAGCACCATAGACGCTGTTCTAACCTTGTTTTCATTCTTCAACTCCGAAATGTTCTCGAATCTCCACCATACATTGTGTGCCACCATTCAACCAAGTGTCTACACTTTCTGGAACAGGATCACTGATAACTTGTTCACAACATCCTAAACATTCTCTCACAAGCAACTCGGCGAACTTTTCTTTACTGAAGATTAGTTCACCATCCGATTCCACAAGACTCTGTGCGGCAAACTTTTCTAACATAGGTATTTTTTTCATATATTTCCTAATCCTATTCTTGAATAACCTAACCGGCTCTTGATATCTTTACGGTCTTTGTTCTTCTCTGGTTTCCACGCTCTTGGATCAACTGTAGCACCTGTAAGTTCATATCTGAAGTCTGGGTCATAAACCATATAGCCCAACTTGTTCCATTTGATTGCTCCATCGTCAAAGAGAAAGATACAACCACGACACATACAGAAACTAGCACCATTATCGCTCATCACATTGCCATTTACTGTGCCCACATACTTGACCACATTGCCTTTGTGCATTTCTTTCAATGCTTCGTAATAATCAATCATAGGTAATAATATTCCTTGTTATTTGGATCTTTCAATCTACTATGTAGTTTGTATTCAGATATATTCAATTGTAGCATAGCATCTTTCAATGTGTCAAATGTTCTGGACTCGGCAACAATCTTTCTTGCCCTTCCGTTCTCACTACCAGCACATTTACCTTTTCTACCTTTACTGCTATTCTCAAATACTTCTTTACGCTTTTCTTCTGACCAGTTTGCTCTTGTTTCTTTGGCCTGTTGTCTTGCTAATGCTTCAGTTTTGGGATTACGATTCTCTACACCCTTGCGGGCGACCTCTTTTCTGCGTTCAGCACCCATACGCTCTTTACCTAAACGGGCACTACGCTTTCTATCTTCCAGGTCACGTGCTTTAACACCTGCAATCATGTTAGGTATATTACCACGCAACTTTTCCTTAAACTGCTCACCTTCTTCGGACTGAAACCATTCTTTAGTTTTTGTGTGGGTTCTGCTCAAAATCTCTTGCTTTTCTTCTTCTGTTCTATTTGCCCAGATTTGTTTGATTTGATTACTAAACTCTTGCCTGCGTTCGTCAGTCCACCCTGCCTTAGTATCACCGCCGATAACATCTTTGGCTACATTGTAATAGTCGGCAGAGTAGTAAGCATTGACTTCGTCCAGATGAAACTTTTCACGCTGTAAAAGATATTGTCTATCTTCTACTTCAACATACTCAATAATGGCTCTTGTAAAGTTCTCAATACCGTGCTTTTTGATAGCCCGTTGAAAAACTTTACCTGAACCGATATAACCATCATCTATTGTGCCTGCGTGAGAACCAATATACTTTTTACCATTAAGCATATTGGTCCATTCGTAAATAAATCCATAATACATAGTTCGTCCTTTGCTACTAACTATGTTTATTTATACGAAATCACTCAAAACCAACAAATAAATCTTCGTTCCATTCTCTATGGCCTTCACGAAATGCCATATTAGATTGGGTCTCTCGGACTTCAACTCTATAGCACCAAAGTCTTTTTGCTTCGGCTTCTCCCCACATATCTGGGATATAAACGCCATTGACATACTTGTAAAGATAGTCAGCGAGGGACTCGCATCCTAACTTTGGTAGTATAGTCAATTTCATCAGGCCGCGCCTCTCGGCTTCTTTGTACCAATCAAGTTCCGGGTCATCGGAACTACAAAGTGTGGTGTGGTCAAATTGGTCCTCAAGAACCTGCTTGAGTTCTTTTAGTCCGCCATAATCGCACGCCCAGTTACGAACGTCCAGGTCGTTAGTACCAAAGTAAAACTTCATACTAAACGCATAGCCATGGATTAGGTTACAATGGCTATCGGCCTTCCACTGGCGATAGGCCACAGGGAAAGCATCTACATACTCTTTGGTACTAGTGAATTTATATGTTACTGGTTGGATTGCCATTTATTTCTCCTATGTTAGATTGTAGCATATTATCTAAAAAAACACAAATAATATGGCTAAATAATAGTGTAGTTCGCGGGACGGGAATCCCCAACTACTCTAATGTTCAAGAAAGGAACAATCAGCATGTGTACTTATTGCGGCACAAACAAATATCGAAAAATCTACGAAAATCATGTTGGGCCTATTCTAAAAGATGTAACCGGTCGGCGATACCATATACATCATAAAGACGGAAATAGAGAAAATAATTCAATAGATAACCTAGTAGCATTATCAATACAAGATCATTACGATATTCATTATCAACAAGGTGACTATAGTGCCTGTTGGTTACTAGGAAAACGAATGAATAATTCTCTCTATGAACAATCTGAGTTGATGAAAAAATCTGCTCTATTGCGAGTTAAAACAAATACACACCCATTTCAAAAAAGAGAAGATGGGTCGTCGCTAGCAAGCGATATGGTAAAAGCAGGAACACATCCCTTACAGCGCAGGAAAGATGGTAGTTCGTCATCGATGGACCGAGTAAAGAATGGAACAAATCCGTTCTGCCGTAGAGCAGATGGATCTACTATTGCCAGTGATATGGTAAAAGCAGGAACACATCCTTTTCTAAATAAACATTTCACCGGAGAAACGCATTCTCATTATGATCCTACTCTCTACACGTTTGTAAATAATGATGGAAGGGTTGAAAAAAATATCACTAGGCACGATATGCGTAAAAAATACAACCTAAATATAGGAAACTTTTCGTCGATGATGACCGGCAGGTATAAATCTATTAAGGGTTGGAACCTGACCACAGTGGGTTGACACCTAAAGGCCGGTATAATACTATTTATAATTGCCCTTGCCTGGGATTGTGTTACGCACACCGCCAACGGGATCGTCAACATCGCCTGCCCTGCGTGGTATAAGATGAACGTGTGGATACATAACAGTCTGCCCGGCAACCTGGCCCCAGTTCATGCCAATATTAAATCCTTCGCATTCTCCCGCAGTAATCATATCCTGACCAGCTTTAAATGCATCAGTTAAGCATTGGTTAATCAACGGTTCAGAATCATACCTAGGAACGAATAACAAATGCCCTGGGGTGCAGGGATATTTGTCGGCATATACCACGATGTGAAAATCCTCACGGACAATATTGTCCCAAGGTGCTATACCATATTTTTGTGCATCTTCTAAGTCCATTATCTTACTTGCCGTTCCTTGATTGTAAAGCAATATTATCAAAAAACTCTTTCTTAGTACCAGGATCCTTAAGGAACGCACCTCGTAATACAGTAGTCTGAGTTAAACTTGAGTGTGCCATTATGCCCCTATTGGTACAGCAACCATGTTCACATTCTATATAGACTCCGATGTGCTCCGACTCAGTGGCCTTCATTATCTCTCTTGCGATATCGTTACAGAGTTCTTCCTGCAAGGTGCCACGGCGAGCACACCACTGTGCGATCCTTGTATACTTTGACAATCCAATGAGCTTGTTAGCGGCAATAATACCGATATAAGCAACACCAGACACAGGCTGATGATGATGACTACACATACTACGGAGCTCACTACGCACAACCAACATACCTTCATATCGATCCTCACTATCATTTGGAAAAGCTGTTGCATCTGGTGCTGGAGCATATCTGCCCTCCATAATTTCCTTGTAGTACATCTTAGCAAGCCTGTGAGCTGTGCCCTTTGAGTTAGGATCGTTTTCGCGGTCGATAAGTAAGGCATCTAAAACACCTTCAAATGCCACAGTTGCATTTGCAATTAGTTCATCTCTGTGACCAACTACATATTCACTAATGTTGTCGCCTGCCCAAAAGCGTTTCTTATCACGCTTCATGTTAAAGCGAATAGCATCTGCTAGATTGGCTTCTTTATAATCTTTGTCGTTGTCTTGTTGTTCTGCGCCTGCAAGGATATTACCCATAGCGGCATCTTCATAGCCTGGATGAAACGGTGCTTCGTCTACTAATTTTTTAGCGTTTTCTCTATCTTCTGATGTAAATGATGTCAATTCTATTCTCCGAGTTTGTGCCGTGGATGGCTTTTATACTACTATTATAAAGGTTATTTAGGTTTATGTCTACGGCTTAATCAATTATTTTAATCTTTCGGCAATCCGGGTATTCTACATATTTAGGTTGTTCGTTGACCAAGGGCAATAATCGACTGCCTAATTCTGCTTCTTCTGTGGTAGGCTTATAGTGATACCCCACATGGAATACGTCTTGTGCTTGCCAAGGAATGATAGATAGATCTCTACCATCGTATCTTTGTAGCAACATAATTCGATATGCTTCTGCGTCATCTAGTAGTATAGCACCGCCACGGCCAATCTCCAATGGTTTAGTACGACCAAAACTTACACAGGTTAGTGTACCAGGGCGGTACATACCACGTTCTAATCTACGGGCACTATCCCAAATCCTAGTAGCTTCAAACTTGTATTCTCCGACCCACTGTTGTCTGTGTAGCTGTGTGTGATAGCTATACTTAATACCTAATTTGTGCATGGTCATCGGCACTGACAAATATGTATATGGAGTAAAACATGTTTCTTTTACTTGATCATATCGCAAGCATAACTCAATGGCATGAGTACAGCAGTCAGTCATAATAGCATATGGAGCGCCAGTGTACTCGGCTAACTCTTGTTCAAATTTTAGTATGCTGTCAAAGCTCATCTGGTATACCATGCCCAAGCGTGAGTAATTATGTCTTGTAAATTAAATTTGGGTCGCCAAGCACTTACACTCATAAACTTACCGGCATCGGCTGTAAGTATAGCAGGATCGCCTTCACGCTTTGGCCCATTCTTATGAGTAACAGCAATGTTGGTTATGACTGCGGCTAGTTGAATAATTTCAAGATTACTATGACCTGTGTTGGTACCAAGATTATAAATGCCACTAGGAATAGTTCGATCTGTGGCTAATATATGTGCTTCGGCCAAATCTTCCACGTGAATATAATCTCTAATACAGGTGCCGTCGTTGGTTGGATAGTCAGTTCCGTATAGTGTAAAATTTGTTCCGGCTTTAACACTTTCTAGCACACGAGCAATGATATGTGTTGCACCATCGAGCTGTCCATGTCGAGCTCGACTATCTGCCCCACAGGCATTAAAGTAACGAAAACTCACGTAGTCTAAACCATATGCACGTTGATAACTTTTCAACATCCAATCAACCATTAATTTGCTTTCGCCGTATGGACTGATAGGTTCTGTAGGATCAACTTCTTGTACAGGTGTTATAACAGGATTGCCATATGTTGCGGCACTACTACTAAAGATAATTCTAATGTCGGTTAACTTGTTTTTGACAATGTAATCTAACATTGCCTTGGTCTTGGCAAAGTTATTATTGTAATACTCTTCTGGATCGAGCATACTAGGGCCAACCAGACTAGTGCCAGCACAATGAATAATAGCATCTGGCTCAAAACCGCGAATACAGTCAAGCCCAACTTCGCTGGCAAAATCACCAGTGTGCCACGTAGCCCCTGAGTTAATTAAATATGGCGATGGCATATCACGGTCAATGCCTAATACATTGTGTCCAGCATCAAGTAGCTTAAGAACAGTTTCGCCGCCAATAAATCCTGCACCACCGGTAACTATTACTCTCATCCTTCAATCTTTCTTACATGATACTTGGCTTGACTAACATGGTCACGATAACGATTACCAGCACGATTCCACTGTTCACCTTTGCCCGTCATGATGTCTACAACACGATCAACAGTACCATCAGTCCAGTCACTAATCAAGCCCATGTTGTGATGTGGCGCTTGTAGCAAGTTTTCTAACTTATGATATGCGTCGTCGATTGACCAAGGAACATAAAGGCGATTAGGGTCATCAGCAAAAGTCTCGGGAAAACTTCTATAAGCAGGATAAAGAACATTACAGCCCAGAGTATCTGCTTCTGACACAGTGTTAGAGACCCAGTCTTGTAAAGCACAATTAAATAGCACACGAGTATCGTTGAGCAGAGTATAATAATCATTTTTCTTCAAGTTTTCGTATATTGTAAGTTTGCCTTCACTCTCTAGCTGACGAGCACGATCAATATACTTAGCGTTATTACTACGCAATGGACCACCTTGGAAGATAGCAAATTCGATATCTTTGTGGCGACCTTGATCATGATACATTTCAATCAAGTCCATGTAGAAGTCTGGTTGCTTCTCTTGGTCAAACCTAGCGGCAAAGCCTACACGCATTCTACGTTGATCAAACGGTTTAATATTTTGCGAGCCACCTATACGCTCTAGAACTTCCTCTTTGCCAAATGCTAGACCACTAATATTGTAGATTGGCGCAGACCAACCTGCAATACGCATATGAGCCACCATCTCTTCGTTAGTGGCTAATACACCTGTTACAAACTCATTGACCATCTTTTCATATAGATCCATCCACTTGGCCATGCCCCAGACATGAACAAAGTCATCTGGATCTACCGACTGGGCCAAGCATCTAACAAAAATCTTTGGTCTGTACTTCGGGTCCACTTGATCAAGAATATATGGCAAAGTTTCAATACCTGGAGCAAACATATCTTCAAAATAGATAACATCGTCACTTGTAACTTCACCAGCCTTCATCATCTTGACAACATTCATCATTTGACTCATGCTAAAGTAACTACGACCATGAGCATCTAACACCTGCCCAACAGAAATAGCACCTGTATTATCTAATGTTTCACCTGGTACATATACCACATCTAATCCGCGGCGTTCGAATACTCGACGATTCCACTCAGTTAATTGTAAAGTGTATCTTTCTTGATACGACTCGAGACCGATGTATATTAGCTTTCGCATAACATTCCTTCTATTAAATTGTAATCTTCATATAGTTGCTCTAAAGTTTTATCGCAACGACTATTTTTTATTAAATTGTCTAACCCGTTAGTCATTCGTAAATTAGTCCAATGCCCTATTACTTCTGGAGGTACATTATTGTGAAACCCATATACTATCGAATAGATATGATCTAAATGATTAGCATTTTGGTGTGCCCGTTTTAAGTTAAGAGGATTGATTTTTTCTTTGTGCTGTTTATAACTACGATTAGTAAGGCGTCTTACTTGTTGATAATACACTTCATACGCAGATTTGTCAAGCACATCGGGCGGAATCAATCCTGCTTCAATCTTAGTAATAGTTCGCTGTACAATGCCACATTCTCGACACCCAAATGAGTGTAAATGTTCAAACGGTGTTTGGGTATATTCGCCGTGAGTTAAACATTTAACAAATATTGGAGTTTCTTGATTTACATAAACCGTTTTGTCATAATCATATCTATGTTTGTGTAACGCATTGGCTTGTTCTATAAACTCGTTTGTTGTCTTTTTACGAGTACCGCCGCATTCAATACATCCATATTTCATACAGGAATGCCCTGCTGGCGAAATTGAGAATTTACCGTGTGTAGGACAGATTATAGTTACTTTGGTTCTATTGTTTACATAATCAACCAAAGAGTAATCATACTTAGTACCGTGTACCGCTATGGCTTCTTGTATAAATTCTTCTTTGGTTTTTCTGCGAGGCATTTTATTACTTATTACGCACGACGATATCCAGAGAATCTACGTGTATCTTCATCCCACATGTTCTTGGCGTTTTTGCCTTGTGTAAACTTGTTGTACTGTTGCCAAGCATAACTCTTGAAGTTATACAAGTCGGCTTCGTTATAGCGATAACCGTAGTCGACACAGAATTCTAAGTAAATTGATAAATCTTCAAATGCTTGAAGGGCTCTTGGGTTTACACGATGTTGGGGCTTGCCCATAATGTTTCCTTTAAATTACAATTGAGTGTGTTGGACGAGTAAGGTTATAACTAATGGAGCATCCGTTCTCGCCGTCTTCGGATACTTCAATTACTACTGCACGACCTGGATAACGATCTGCAATTTGTAAATATAAATCATCTGCGATCATCTCTACACTTTTGAAATCAAGTTGTAAAATATCTTTATTATACAGACCTTCGAGCCAACGCTTTACCTGTATAAATTCCAAATCACGATCATTATGAAATACATCTATCCAAACTTTAAACCAGAAAATGTGACGATGAGGATTAGCCAAAAACGATACATCATATTCTCCTGCTGTACATAACATTGGATCGGTTGCCGCAGCTGGATACCGATGAATTCCTTCTTTCCTGAAAGTCGTCCAGATCTGACGTTGTGCGCCCTGCATGACTCGTTCAATAGTTTCACGTTGTTCTGGTATCATTTCTGTAATAACTCCATAGTTACAATTTTACCAATAGATTCTGATAAGTTTTCATCCTGGGTAATAATGTGTAGTTTAATGCGTTGCTCGTCTTTTTTGTGATCATACCACTTGGACTCGACTACTGTTCCACCCGACACTGCTTGCACCTTAAACACAATAGGATCTGGAAGATCGATGCCTTCCGGGCTGTTGTCAAATCCGTCATCCAAGCAAACACTAATACTACCTCGAGTTGTACGATTCATTGTGGCAGGTCGTTGCCGGGGGGCATTCTTCTCTGGCTCTGTGCCATCGTCTATTAATATGTTAATTAATTTTTGTCTTAACCAGTTTCTCATTTTATTACTTCATCCTTTGTGTATTTAGACCAGTTAGTAAACACCTCACGCTTTTGTAAGTCGTGTAGCGAGTGGCACCAGACGCCTGGGTTTGTTGCTGCAAAGTCTTTGTCATCAATTTTAAGAGTGGCATTGTATCCAAATTGTTTAATATAAGGGAGTTTAACAGAAATCATTGGTATAAAATTGTGATGCTCTACAAGGCCGGATTCTAACAGGCCTTCGGCTTGTGCGTGATCTAAATCAAGAGTGCATAACCATCCAGCGTCAAGGCATAACTGTATCATGCTTTCCCATTCGTGCCAAGCATCAAAATCGTTCTTATCCAGGCTTGGGAAACTTTGATTAGCACCAAAGTATACGTGGGTAATAGGATATCCACCCAATGCATAGTGTGTATTGATTGCCTGCGTAATAGCATCTTGAGAATGAACCCCAACTACAAATAGAGTTAGCATACCAAACGCTGGTGTATGTTCTACTTCGGTTCCAATAAAGAAACTTACTTCTTCGTGCCCATCTCTAATCATTTTCAGCTTCGCCAAGTTCGTATGCAAGTTTAAGTTTAAGTTTAACAAGTTCGTCCTTCAAATGCAACCGTTGCTTCTTCAAAACCTCTAAAGTAGCATCTTCAAACACGCCGGTACTTTCCAAACCATCAATTCGTTTGTTAATTTGGGCATGATCTTCTTCTAAGCGTTTCAATCTATGTTCTAAATGGTCAATCATTATGCCTCCAAAGCGTCTAATTTATTTTGATCTAATTCAATTTCATCACCGTCTAGGCCATCATCGGGTTCTTCAACATCAAACAAAATGTTAAACTGTGCCCTGGCATTTTTGGTTTTCTTGCCTTTAAATCCACGGGTGCCTACAATGTCCATCCAATAGCGATCATAGTGTTCGATAATCGCTTCGGCTTCATCTCGATCACTTGTGGCAAAAATCGCATCTACAATATCTTTGAACCGAGCATGATCACCATTTTGGTTCCACATCATAGCAGGCCACGACCCATTGTCATATTCACGGTTTGCTCGTTGTACCGCTTCTAAGTGCATCCATACATTGTGACCCATTAGCAATGCATAGCTAAAACTATCCCATGACGTTTTGCCTTCTTTACCAATCTTATTTAGATCGCCAGGCTTATAGATACAAATATCTTTCATTTGTAACTGTATGCTAATTGGACTTTCGTCAAAGTGTTTAACAAATCCTTCCTGAACCACAGTCGGACCATATGGTCGTGTGTCGGCTGAATACTTTTTGTTATCCACAATAGG